GATGAGGGACATTGAGAAGGAGACTACCATCAGTTTGAGAACCATTTTTACAACACTTAATAAAGCGAAAGATTATGTCAGAGAAAACCTCTACGAAGAGTACCAAGAGTACAAAAAAGAAATCCTCAACTAAGAGCAAAGGATTGGGGGACACGGTTGAGAAGATAACCGAGGCCACGGGTATAAAGAAAGCTGTCGAGATGTTTGCCGAGGCTACAGGCGTTGACTGCGGCTGTGACGAGCGCAAGAAGAAACTCAATGCGCTCTTCCCATACAAGCATACCGAATGTTTGTTAGAGCACGAGCACGAGTTCCTAGGGGAGTTCTATGCTCAGTTTGATGGTATGAAGGTAGATGAGAAGTATACCCGACCTCTGGCAGAGATACACGCTAGGGTATTTAATCACAAGTTTGACATACCCTGCAGTTGTAGCCCTAAGACTTGGAAGGCTTGGATCAATGACCTGAGAAAGGTATACACTGAGTATGACCGAGGATAAACTTTTCCTGATTATTAAGGCTTGTTTTATCGCTGACCTCGAACAAAGCGGTGAGCAGTATTCTAGGTACGACTGCTATAGCGAGAAGTGGAATATGGATATTGAACTCAAGTGCCGCAGGACACACTACGATGAACTCTTAATAGAGAAGGACAAGTACGATGCTTTAATTCACCGAGCGAAGCTGCACGGCACAATACCTTTCTATATCAACTCAACACCTGAGGGTATCTATGCCTTTAACCTTGGAGAGATAAAGGATATTAAATGGGAAATGAAAGGGGGTCTCCCCAAGACCACCGATTTCCCTGACCGAAGAAAGGTAGTCAAGGAGGTGGGCTTCTTACCTATCAGCCTAGCGAAAAAGATAAACGAGGAGAATTAGTTTTTGATTGTTAATTGTTTTGTGTATATTCGAGCATAACTAAATTATATGCTTATGTCTAAAAGAGTATTTACACGAAAGGAAAACATTGTTTATGGTGGTGCTGCATCCCTCCTGGCTCTAGTCGGGATCATAGGAATGCTAGCGTTGTATCAGTTGATTGAGAACCTATTTAATCTACCTGTATAATGGACTACCTAGACAGAGAACTTGCAAGCTATCAGGAGTACCACGATGCTACCTGTGAGATATGTGGTGAGACGAGTTATGACGATTGGCAGTGCAACTGCTGCCGAGAGTGTAGTAGTTCTTCTTGCGAATGTGATGATGATGAAATAGTAGAACGTCAAATACAACTACAGAAATGATGAACCACACTGAAGCGATTTACAAGGCACAGATAGTATTCGAGGATGCCTTAACGGACAAGGAGACGATAGACGAACTCCTAAGGATAGATGCATCCCTATACACTAACCTAGGGGTAGACAGCACAAAGGCGGAGGTAGCTTCTACAAAGCGAGCCTCTGCCTTTATTTATAGATTGATAAAAGGCATTGACCCTGACAAGGGCCAACGCTTTTTGCTTGCAATGGGATTAACCAAATAGAATAGATATGAAAATCAGAATGCTAAACGGAGAGGAGCACGACCAAAGCTACCTCGTAGAGAAAGCCCACGATGATGACTTCTACTACGGCTACCTAGGTAAGGTTGCCTTTAGTAGCAGTAACCTAAAGAAGCTACTCGACAGCCCTAGGACGTACTACAATCTAATGCAGTACGGGGAGGAGACTAACAGCCAAGCCCTACGGGATGGTAGGCTCATCCATACGATGATACTAGAGCCACACAAGATAGACGAGATGACGTTTATTGATGTGGCTAGTAAGAACGCTAAGAAATGGAAAGAGGCGAAAGCAGAACACCCCAACCATTTACTATACACGGTCAAGGAGCGCAGCCTAGCAGAGCGTATGACCGAGGCTATATTTAAGAATGCCCAAGCGGTAGAACTTCTAAGAGATGCCTCATTTGAACAGCCTGCTGTTGACTACATAGAGGGGTATCCCTTTAGAGGTAAGGCCGACATCATAAAGAATGACGGCACTATCATTGACCTTAAGACATCTTCTGACCTCAGGAACTTTGTGTACTCCGCTAGACATAAATACTCGTATGATGTGCAGGTGTATATCTACTGCCGTCTATTCAATGTAGACTACACTAAGTTTAAGTTCTTGGTGATTGATAAGCTAAGTTGTGATGTAGGGGTGTACTCAGTCTCTGAGGAGTTCTACAACAAAGGGGAGGAGAAGGTGATGTACGCCCTTCAGCAGTACAGCGACTTCTTCGAGGATCGCACGCTTGAGGAGATTCAGCAAGAGGTGAACAACTATACAATCCAAGGTGACTTATGAGAAAGTTCAGAGTATATGTCAAGGACAAATTTGATGTAGTCTTTGACACCATAGAGAAGGCCAGAGATTGCCGCAAGGCATTACAGCAACTCAAGTACGAAGGCATTGAGATTATCATTAGCGATGAGGAGGTCAACCCCTATAATAAAATAGCAGGGGTTGACTTTAAGGACTCACTTGATAAGTTGGATGGTCTAGGTTTGTAATTCGCGAATCGCAAATCCTCACAACAATGATTCTTAAATCTTCACAAAACAAGGTGCTTATTTACACCACTAACAAGATTTTAAGCATATAAAGATGGGAAATTCCATCAAATCATATGCATAGACATAACCTTTAACACCAAAGGGAAATGAATGACCATAAACCCAACCGAAGAGCAAGACGGGCAATGCAGCGAGTCGGCAACAAAATTGCCGAGCGCATCATTGAACGTAAAGCCATTCAAAAAGTAGAAAGAGATGAGCCAGAACAACTGCCTGATAGACCTAATGAATAGAGACCTAACCGATAACGGAATAGAGAATGATTAGTTTAATACTTGTTACCATAATGGTACTATATATGCTCCGCAGGGAATACCTTCGCTGCAAAGCGTTAGAAAAAATACTCAAGAGATATGAAAAAAAAGATTAAAGCATACCTCCGAAAGAAACGCCACATCAGATACACAGAGAAATACCTCACTGATATACGATGGGATATAATAAACACGGTCACCTCGTCAGCCCACACAGGCTTTAACGAGGGGACAGACATACAACTAGAGAACCTAGGCAGACTCATACGAAAGTACGAGAGACGAAAACGATTACTCAAGTTCTGATGATCCACGAGCCAGGTAGTGACCTGATGCTTATAAATAAGCACAACTATAAAGCCCTCTTAGATGTACTCATACAAGTGCACCTAAGGGGGCAACTCGCTAGAGACGAACAAGAACTCCTAAAACGATTTGTCGATTTTTAGGTTAACCTACTAAAGTAGTAGAACATAGTATGGGATTTACTGAAGGACATAAGAAGATAGGAGGCCGTCAGAAGGGCACACCTAACAAGAACACCAATACAATTAGAGAAGCCTTTACGAAGCTCGTAGAGGATAACCTAGAGAATATGACCACTTGGCTAAACAAGGTGGCTAAGGACTCCCCCAAAGAGGCCTTAGACATCATCAACAAGATGGCAGAGTACACCACCCCTAAACTCGCTAGGGTAGAGAATAAGATTGAGACAGACGAGGAAATTAACGAAGTCAAGATAGAAATTGTCAAGCGTAGCAATAAAGACGAGTGAGATATTTGAGAGGAATTGGGAAGCCCCTACCAAGATTGTAGTCAACCAAGGGGGGACACGTTCTGGGAAGACCTACTCACTCCTGCAACTCATTATGGTACTAGCCCTATCCGAACAGGGTAAGGTATTCACCATTGTAAGGAAGTCACTGCCGTCATTAAAGATGACAGCGATGAGGGACTTCATAGAGATACTCACCAATGCAGGGCTGTACTCAGAGAAGAACCACAACAAGTCAGAGCATATCTACAGGCTTAACGGAAACATCATTGAGTTTGTTTCCCTTGACCAACCTCAGAAAAAGAGGGGGGCAAGGAGGAACTACCTGTTCTGCAATGAGGCGAATGAACTAACGTGGGAAGACTTCTTTCAGCTACTCGTGCGTACCACGGAAAAGATATACCTAGACTACAACCCCTCCGATGACTTCCATTGGATATACGATAAGCTACTGACCCGTGACGATGTCACCTTTATCAAGAGCACCTATGTCGATAACCCCTTTTTGGATCGCACCATTGTCTCAGAGATTGAGAGGCTCAAGGATACCGATGAGGACTATTGGCGCATCTATGGTTTAGGGGAGCGAGGCCAGAGCAAGGCAACCGTCTTTACCTTCCAAGAGGGAGAGGTTGAAGAGGGGTGCACCTTCCTAGCCTATGGGATGGACTTCGGGTTTACTAATGACCCTACCTCCCTCGTAGCTGTGTATAGCAAAGACCATTCTCTATACATTAAGGAACTGCTGTATGAAACCAACCTTACCAATAGGGATATAAGCGAGAAGATGAAAGCCCTAGGTATAGACCGCAGGGCTGAGATATTTGCTGACTCTGCAGAGCCTAAGAGTATCGAAGAACTCTATAGAATGGGATGGAACGTCAAGCCCACCAAGAAGGGGGCTGACTCCATCAACGCAGGGATAGATGTACTCAAGCGGTACAAGCTAAACTGCTCAGGTCACAACCTGGTTAAAGAGATGAGGAACTATAAATGGGTAGAGGATAAGAACGGCAAGCTACTCAACAAACCTATAGATGCATTTAACCACGCTATCGATGCTATGCGATACGCAACCTACAATAAACTAACGAGACCTAATTATGGCAGATACGCAGTACGTTAAGGTACAATTCCCTGAGCACGCCAATGAGTTAACCATTGGGCAGTATCAGAAGTATGTAACGATAGAAGAGGGGGAGAGTAACTTCAAGACCCTGAAAGCTGCAGAGATATTCTTAGGGCTACCAATACGGGAAGCCCTCAAGATGCAGACCACAGACTTCTATGCGATGACCAACGAACTCTTTGAGATGTTGGCCCAAGATCACAAGCTACAGCCTATCGTTAAGTACCGAGGTAAGGACTATGGATTCATCCCCAACCTAGAGGAGTTGACCTTTGGGGAGTACATTGATTTAGACAGCTACCTTACTGATGTGCAAAATATGCACAAGGCACTAGGCGTACTTTACCGACCCGTCACAGATAGGGTCGGGGACAAGTACGACATAGAAGAGTACGAACCCAATGAGGGATATAAGGACTTCCCGTTAGGAGCAGGGTTGGGTGCAACGCTTTTTTTTTGGACTTTAAGAAAGGAGTTATCGAACGATACCCCGAACTTTTCCCCGAAGAACCCGAAGGACATACTGACCTCAGCCTTCAAGCCAACTTCTCAAGGAAGTGGGGTTGGTATGGAAGCATAGACCATCTGGCAGGGGGAGACATCAACAAATACGAGGCTGTAACTAACCAAGCCTTTCAGCGTGTGTTCCTCAAAATGATATTCGACAAGGAGAAGAATGAGGTAGAGAGAATGCTACTCAAGAAGAAAGGTTAACCGCTTGTGCTACAAATAGGGCGCAAAGGGGTTAACCTTTTATGGTATATGATATTCTTACAACAATCAAGAACCACCTAGAGGCAAACGCTCAGGTGAACACGGTTACTTTTGGGGACATTATGGAGGTAGACCTGAACAAGCAGAGCATCTTCCCTTTGTCCCATATGATGATAGATAACGCTACAATCAGCAATCAGATTGCTACCTTCTCTGTAAGCGTTATGTGTATGGATGTTGCAGACGTAAGCAAGGATGATGTAAGGGATGAGGCAGAGCCATTCTACGGGGTAGGCAATGAGCAGGACATACTGAACACGCAGTTCTATGTTGTTAATGACTTGGTGCAAGCCCTGAAGCGTGGAGACCTATTCTCTGACAAGTATCAGCTAGAGGGTGACCCAAGCTGTCAGCCGTTTATGGATCGCTACGAGAACCTATTAGTAGGTTGGTCAGTAACGCTAAGTATCAGTGTACCGAACACGATAGACATATGTCAAGGGTAAAGATAAAGAGAGCCAATCAGGAGGCAGTGATGAAAGCCTTTGGTGAGCGTGTTAAGAAAGCAGCACAACTCAACCTAGGGGCTACTCGCAGCATCCGATACAATGACGGAACTATAAAGAGACGGAGGAACGTAGCCACGGGAAGCCTAAAGGATAGTGTCGGCTTTGTAACTGCCCTATCACCACACCCTGCACTTGACTTCTTCTTTAACGTGCCTTATGGTACTTACCTAGATGAGGGTGTTGATGGTGTCAAGTATAGAGTGCCAGGTAACAGCCGTTTCTCGTTTAGGAGTAAGCAACCCCCTACCAAGTTCATCCGTGAGTGGATGAGGGTACGCAGGATTAAGGTACGAGACCCTGAGACCAATCAGTTTGTTAAGCAGACTGAAGAAGCAAAGGAGGGCTTTGCATTGGGTATTGCTCGCAAGATTAAGATGCGAGGTATACCCAAGACAGAGTGGTTCAGTCAGCCGTTTAGAGACGAGTTTGAAAAGCTGCCACCTGATTTCTTAGTGGCCCTCGGTAAAGATGTAGACGAATTTTTGAAGGAGATAAAACCTTTCTAGTATGCCAATAATAGCACCAAGCAGTTTAGTAGGCTCACGCAGTCCTATATTCATCACAGCTAACTACTCAAGTCTTGCATCCTCTATAACGGATGCGACTATTGAGGTCTTTATATGGAATGGGTCGAGGAGCAGTAAACCTGCCTCAGCGACCTACACCCTTTTTAGGGATGTGTTCGCAGGGCAAGATGTATCCTTTGACATCTCNAAGTTTGTACAGGAGTACATAGACAATGACTACACAGGCTTTGATCCCACAGATGTCAGCTACGTCCCTGACGGCTCAGTGTATTGGGTACAGGTAGACTACAATGTTAGCTACTACAATAAGGCCGACCCTCCGACAATCNCAAATGACACGGGAAGCACAGACATCTTCGAGGTGTCTAATGGTTACCACATATTTATAGAGGCGGCAAACAAAGAGGTAGACAAAGGCTTTGCCTCTGTCAATGCTGTTAAGTACATACAGGACTCTGGCAATGAGGTCGTGCCCGTATACCTAGGTAAATGGGGAGAAGGGTACGACATCTATTGGGCCTACAAGGATAGGGTGCTTGCTGATGGTGGCACGGTTGAAGGCGGAAGTGCTTGTGCTAATATCGGTCTTGACATTGTAGAGATACTAGGTGACGGAGGCTACAATGTAGACATCCGTATTACTGAGGCCGACCTTCAAGGTGTACAACCTGAGAATAGGATTATGCTTTTACCTTGTGGCGTTACTAACCTCACGGCTTGGGCCGATAGCGTTGGTGAGCCATTAGTCTATACGAACTACTACGACATCAACCTAAAGGATAAGGACGGCACAACGCTAGACACCCGTAGGTTCTACCCGACTTGTGAGAGTAAGTACACACCACTACAAGCGCAGTTCATAAATAAGAACGGGGTTTGGGAGAGNCTCAATTTCTTTAAGGCAAGCCAAGAGCAGATACAAACGAGAACCTCAGAGTACCGCAGGTCACTCGGTAGTTCAGGTGCTACAGGTTTCAGCTACGATACTACACAGGAGCAGTACAAGAGATTCAACACCAACTACCGCAACAGCATCCGAGTAAACACAGGATGGGTAGGTGAGGACTATGATGAGTTGATGACTCAGTTGCTTGCCTCGGAGCGTGTACTGCTCGATGGCAAGCCTGTCAATGTGAGTACAGGATCGCTACAGCTACAGAAGCACATCACAGACAGAACTATCAACTACACGATAGACTTACAATACGCTTACGACACTATCTATGAATAGAGTTGACCTTTATATAGATGGCCAGAAGGTAGACTTCTTTGAGCAGGAGAGCATAGAGTTGACTATGAGCGTGCAGAACGTTAAAGACATCTCTAAGACCTTTGGTGACTTCTCTAAGAGTTTCACCTTACCTGCTAGCCCAAACAATAACGCAGTCTTTAAACACTACTATAACGTAGATGTGAGTGGGGGCTTCAACGCCAACACACGAACAGATGCGTTTATAGAGGTCAATAANAATGTGCTCCGCTCAGGTGTTGTAGAGTTGGAGGGTGTGCAGTTAAAGAACCTGCAACCCCACGCCTA